TGGAGGTATCTGCATGAGCAGCACCAATAAGCGCAACAAGGTCAAGTTCAATATCTGCAACGTCCACTATGCCCCGCTCTCCCAGGACAACGATGGGAAGTACACCTGGGCGGCCCCCGTGGCCCTCCCCGGCGCGGTGTCTCTGTCCCTGGACCCCGAGGGGGAGCCGGAGAGCTTCTATGCGGACGGCATCGAGTACTACGTCATCAACAACAACCAGGGCTATGACGGCGACCTGGAGGTGGCCCTCATCCCGGAGTCCTTCCGGCGGGACATCCTCATGGAGACCACGGACGCCAACAGCGTCCTGCTGGAGAACGCCGCCAGCGAGACGGGCAAGTTCGCCCTGCTGTTCGAGTTCGATGGCGATGTACGGAAGATCCGCCACGTCCTCTACAACTGCTCCGCCTCCCGCCCCTCTATCTCCGCCAAGACCAATGAGGAGAACCGGGAGGTGCAGACCGAAACGCTGACGGTGAAGGCCCGGCCCCTGTCCACCGGCTATGTGAAGGCCAAGACCGGGGACTCCACCAAAGCCAGCGTCTACGACAACTGGTACAAGAGCGTCTATCAGCCCGCCGACACTCCGGCTGTGGACGAGACTGATCCCGCCCCCGGTGGCGAGGGCTAAAGGAGGGCTGAACTATGGGTATCAAACGCACCATCGAAATTGACGGCCAGCAGGTGGCGTTCAAGGCCAGCGCCGCCATCCCCCGCATCTACCGGCTGAAGTTCCACCGGGACATCTATAAGGACCTCGCCGCTCTGGAAAAGAGCGTGGGCGAGAACACTGAGGGCAGTTCCGGGCTGGATATGTTCTCCCTGGAGATGTTCGAGAACATCGCCTATATCATGGCGAAACACGCCGACCCCGCCGCCGTTCCGGACTCCCCGGAGGACTGGCTGGACCAGTTCAACACCTTCTCCATCTACCAGGTGCTACCGCAGCTCATTGAGCTGTGGGGGCTGAATGTGCAGACAGATGTTCAGTCTAAAAAAAACTCCGCCCGACTGACCGGGAAATGACCACGCCGTTGTTTCTGCTGCGCTGTTTGCAGGTCGGGCTGTCCCTTCGGGACCTCGACCTGCTGACGGTGGGCATGGTCAACGACATTTTTGCGGAACAGCTCAACGATGACTGCAAATACGCGACCCTGGCGACACAGGAAGATTTCGACCGTTTCTGATGGGAGGTGACGGCCTATGGGTGCAAGACGGATCGCGGGCATCATGGTGGAGATCGGCGGCGATACCACAAAGCTGACCACCGCCCTCAAAGATGTGGACAAGGCCCTCTCCACCACCCAGAGCAGCCTCCGGGATGTCAATAAGCTGCTCAAGCTGGACCCCGGCAACACGGAGCTGCTGGCGCAGAAGCACAGGCTGCTGGGCGAGGCCGTCTCTGAGACCAAGGAGAAACTGGCCACGCTGAAAACGGCAGCGGAGCAAGCCAATCAAGCCCTCGCCAACGGGGAGATCACCCAATCGCAGTATGACGCCCTCCAGCGGGAGATCATCGAAACCGAACAGAAACTCAAGGATTTGGAGCGGCAGGCGGAAAATTCGTCTGTCGCTCTTCAAAAAATCGGACAGGTGGGCGACAAGCTCCAAGCTGTGGGCGATAAGGTGTCCGGGGTGGGCGAAACCCTTACCAAGTCGGTCACCGCCCCGGTGGTGGGCCTTGGCAGCGCCGCTGTCGCCACCGCCGCCAGCTTCGAGTCCTCCATGTCCCAGGTGCAGGCCACCATGGGCATCACCAAGGACACCATGTCCACGGTCAACGGCGAGAGCGTGAACACCATGGACACCCTCTCCGCCCTGGCAAAGCAGATGGGCAGCGAGACGGCCTTCTCCGCCAGCGAATGCGCCGAGGCATTGAACTACCTGGCTCTCGCCGGGTATGACACCCAGGAAATGTGCGACACGCTCCCCACCGTCCTCAACCTGGCGGCGGCGGGCGGCATCGACCTGGCCTCGGCCTCCGACATGGTGACGGATGCCATGTCCGCCCTGGGCATGGGTACAGACGAGGCCACCACGATGGTGGATCAAATGGCAAAAACCTCGTCCACCACAAATACATCGGTGGCCCAGCTCGGCGACGCCATCCTGACCATCGGCGCTACGGCGAAGTCTGTCAAGGGCGGCACCGCTGAACTGAACACCGCCCTCGGCATCCTCGCCAACAATGGCATCAAGGGAGCCGAGGGCGGTACGCATCTGCGCAACGTCATTCTGTCCCTGCAAAACCCCACCGACAAGGCCGCAGCCTGCATGGAGCAGCTTGGCGTGGATGTGTACGACTCCGAGGGCAATATGCGCTCCCTCAACGATGTGCTGGGCGACCTCAACACTTCAATGGACGGCATGACCTCCGCCGAGAAGTCCAACATCATCGCCACCATCTTCAACAAGACCGACCTCGCCGCCGTCAATGCCCTCCTCGCCAATACCGGAGAGAGCTGGGACACCCTTCAGCAGTCCATCACCGAGAGCGGCGGAGCGGCCCAGCAGATGGCGGACACACAACTGGACAACCTCCAAGGCCAGCTCACCATTCTGAAGTCGGCTCTGGAGGGCCTCGCCATCTCCATCGGAGAACTGCTCATGCCGGTTATCAAGAACATTGTCGCTGGCATCCAGTCCTTCGTGGATTGGCTGAACAGTCTGGACGAAGGCACCAAGCAAACCATCGTCACCATTGGGCTAATCGTTGCGGCGGTGGGTCCTGTCCTCATCGTTATCGGCAAAGTGGTCTCGGCGGTTGGAACCATCCTCTCGGTGGTGTCCAAGATCGGTCCGGTCATTGGTGCGGTCAAAACCGCCGCCACCGGGCTTTTCACAGTTTTGGCGGCAAATCCCATCGGCTTGGTGGTCGCCGCCATTGCCGCCCTCATCGCTATCTTTGTCACTCTCTGGAACAACTGCGAGGGCTTCCGGGAGTTCTGGATCAACCTCTGGGAGAACATCAAAGCCGCTGCCATCGCCGTGTGGGAGGCGCTGTCCTCCTTCTTCCAGGGAGCATGGGAGGCCATCGTCAACCTGGCCCAGACCATCTGGGGCGGCATCGGCGACTTCTTCTCCGGGCTGTGGGAGGCTATCTCTTCTACGGCACAGGCAGTCTGGGGCGCAATCGGTGAGTTCCTTTCTGGTCTCTGGACCGGCATCGTCACCACCGCCCAGAGCATTTGGGGCGGTATCACCGAGTTTTTCTCCGGCCTGTGGGAAGGTATCCGGGCCACCGCCGAGGCCGTCTGGAACGGCATCAGCACCTTCCTGTCCGGCTTGTGGGCGGGCATTGTGAACACTGCCCAGACCATTTGGAACGGTATCAGCACCTTCCTCTCCACCCTCTGGACGGCCATCTCCACGGCAGCACAGACCATCTGGAACGGCATCGCTACCTTCCTGTCCACCCTTTGGACAACTATCTCCACCACGGCGCAGACCGCGTGGAACGGTATCCGCGAGTTCCTCTCCGGCATCTGGGAGGCCATCAAGGTTGTGTTCACCGCCGCGCTGGAGGCTATCAAAACGGTGGTATCTGGGGCTTGGGAGGCCATCAAAAGCGTGGTCACCACGGCGATGGAGGCGCTCCAGACCGCAATCAGCACCGCATGGGAGGCGATAAAGACCGCCATTTCCACCGCTCTGGAAGCCATCAAAACCGCTGTCACCACAGCTTGGGAGGCAATCAAAACGGCGGTCACCACGGTCATGGAGGCCATCAAGACCGCTATCACTACTGCCTGGGAAGCCGTCAAGACCGCTGTGCTGACGGTCATGGAGGCGGTGAAAACCGCCATCACTACTGCTTGGGAGGCCATCAAGACTGCTGTCACCACGGTGGTCAACGCCATCAAAGATACAGTGACCCAGGTCTGGGAGGCCATCAAAGAAACTGTCAGCGGCATCATGGACCGGCTGAAGGAGACTGTGGTCAACGCCTGGAACGCGCTGAAGGAGGCCGTCACCAATGTGGTCAACGGCATCAAGGAGGCGGTCACTGGTGTGTTCAACGGCCTCGCCGATGGTGTGAGAACGGCAATGACGAAGGTGCTGGACGCGGTGAAGTCCGGCTTCAACTTCGTCAAAGACCACATCCTCGGTCTGGGCAAGCAGGCGGTCGGTTGGGGCCGCGACCTCATCATGGGCATCGTCAACGGCATCAAGGGGGCCATCGGCGCGGTCAAGGACGCTGTGTGCAGCGTGGGCGACACCATCCGCTCCTTCCTCCACTTCTCCGTCCCGGATGAGGGTCCGCTCACCGATTATGAGTCCTGGATGCCCGACTTCATGGCTGGGCTTGCCAGGGGCATCGAGCAGAGCCGGGGAGCCGTCCGCGCTGCCATCGACAGCGTGGCGGACGATCTGGCCCTCACCCCTGCTGTATCTGTGGCGGCGGGCAGCTTAGACGCCCTAAAGACTGGCGGCAGAACGCCGATGGAAACCATCACCACCGCCAGCGGCAATTCTGAGATGGCGGCGCGGCTGAATGCCATGTACGAGGTGGTCACCAAGTACCTGCCCCGGCTGGCCAACTGCCAGATCGTGCTGGACTCTGGCACTCTGGTGGGCGAACTGTCCGATGGCATGAACCGAACGCTGGGGAGGGCTTTCTTATGATCCGAAAATTCAGACTGACCAATGGCGCGGGGGACAGCTGGGACCTGAACAGCCGTTCTTCCTTCTTTCACTCCATCGCTGGCCTTGGCTTCAAGGACGGCACCCAATATGAGCAGGTCGGCACCGACTTCATCCCCCTGGAGGAATTGTTCTCCCAAGGGGAGATGTCGGGCCGCATCCTGTTCGGTGGCTCCACCGCCTACCAGACCTACCGGGAGTTCTCCCGGTTTGTCCGGGCGGTGCCGCTCACCCTCATCTACCAGACCGATGAAATTTACCGGGTCCCGGTCCGGCTGACAGAGCTTTCCAAGGGAGATCTGATGGAGGGCGGCGGCGGGCTGGTCTGCGATGTGGCGTTCCTCGCCACCGGGCTGTTCTACAAGAGCGTGACCCGGCAGAGCGGCGTTCTCTCCATTGGCGGCAAGGTGTATCCCTACACCTACAGCTATTCCTACGCAGAGGTGTCCCAGAACACCCTGGTCATTGACAGCGACAGCTATGAGGACAGCCCCTGCAAAATCACCATCTTCGGCCCCTGCCTCAACCCGGTCTGGAAGCACTATGTGGACAATGAACTGTTCGAGACGGGCCGCTACAAGGGGCTTATCATGGCAGACCACAAGCTGGTGGTGGACGCCACTGGCATTCCGTACAGCATCACCGAGCGCGGCGCGGCGGACGATATCGTGGCCGACCGCTATCAGCTCTGCGACTTTACCACAGAGCGGTTCTTCCATTTGAAACATGGCAGCAACCGCATCTCCGTTTCCCACGATGGGTTGAACACAGTGAAAATGATGGTAGAAGGGAAAATTTCGTATGAGACCGTATAGCGTGGAGATTTTCCGGCCTGACTTCACCATGGTCGGGAACACCAATGTCAACGAGGTCACCTACAAAGAGGACTACCTCACCTCGGACGAGAACACCGTCACGGTGCTGGCCCTCCCCGGCATTGAAAAGCAGGACTTCATCCGCATCAGCCGGGGCAGCGAGGAGTACGCCGGGGTGGTCACCGAGATCGGCTACGGCACCGACCGCTCCAAGCGGCTCCAGACCATCTCCTACAAGCCCCTGGTGGAGCTGCTCAACACTGGCATCCTGTTCGATGTGAACGCCCAGGGCCAGGGGACGCTGGAGGAGTTCATCTGTGACCGCATCCGGGAGACCTTCATCGACAACCCGGACACCCTCCAGAACATCCACGGCCTGTCCGTGGCCCACACCAGCGCCACCTCCGACTGGAGTCTGCACATCACCCCGGCGGAGAGCGGCGGTCATTACAACATCGTCAACCTCATGGATTCGGTCATCGTCCCCACCATGCAGAAATACGGCATTCTGGTCAAGGCCGCGCTGGACATCCAGAACCGGGAGATACACCTCACGGTGGGCCGGGCCGGGGGAGGCATCCTCACCATCGAGGCGGACCTTCCCAACATCATCAAGAAAAGCGTCACCATCAAGCAGGTCAGCGCCGATGTGAACAAGCTGGTGCTGTATGACAGCGCCGACTACGCCGCCACCCGCACCTACTACCTCCACCCCGACCTGGGCTATGACACCTACGACCGGGACCGCATCACCCCGGTGGTCTGCGAACTGCAAGCGGTGCAGCACGAGGAGGGCAGCAGTTTCGATGCCGCCGCCATCCGCGCCGCCCACGACAAGTTTTCCGGGCTGGCCTACTCCAACCTCATCGAGCTGACCATGGCGAATGACGATGGGCTGGTGAAGCCGGAGCGGATGGAGTTCGGGCAGGAGGTGGAGATCATCTCGGACGGGGTGGCTTATCGGAGCATTCTCACCGGACGGGAGCGTGGGAAGAACACCAAGCTGGTGTTTGGCACCGTCCGGCTGGACCTCACCAAAATTCTAAGGAGGAGCGGCAATGGCCAATAACATCGTTTTGAAAACCTTTCGCGGCGGCAGCGTGACCCCGCTGGACGATGCCATCATCCAGCAGACGGTCATCGGCACCAACGGCATCTTCAAGGGCTGCAACGTTACCTACGCCAGAGGCAACGTCCTCCATGTGTCCCAAGGCTTCGGCATGATCAAGGGGCGGTTCTTCGAGGTGTACGACTGTGAGGTGGGCGTCATCCTCAACAGCGGCTCCGGCACCCTCCAGGGACGGCTCTACATCCACATGGACCTGTCCAACGCGGACGAGCCGATCCAGCTCCTGACTGAGACGGCCTCGGTGCTGACCGACCTGACCGGGGATGAGGACGTAAACTACAACAATACCTCCTACGACCTGGAACTGGCGACCTTTGGTGTGACCCGGACGGGCATCACTAATTTAGTGGCAACCTTCGAGAAGATCACCGGGGCCTCCGGCAGCGGAGGGGCCAGCACCCTCCAGCGGTCCACCGAGTACTTCAAGGGTGACTTTGTGACTTGTAAAAACGCCCCCGGCTGGGTGACGCTCTACTGCACCACCCAAGGCGTGACCGCCGCCACCGAGCCGCTGGAGTATGCTGGCATCGCCGAGGTAGGCGACCGGGTAACGGACGGCACCTGCGTGTTCACCGCCCGCGATGTGGTGGGCGAGATCGATGTGCTGAAAGACTTATTCACCGACACCGAGACCAGTATCGCCGGTCTGGAGGACGGCCTCCAGAAGCTGCGGGAGGAGCTGAACCACAAAGCCGAGAATCTCCCGCCCCCGGTCGGCACCATCAAGTACAGCGCCGCCGACCCTGGCCCAGATTGGGTGAAGTGTGACGGCAGCTTTGTGAGCGAGGACGATTACCCCGAACTGCTCCCGCTGCTCAACCACAAAGAGCCGACCGCCACCGACCTGCTCACTGCCTACACAGCGGAAAAGGCCGGAGCCATCACCAATACCTGTGTGTTCAACGGTTCCATCTGGGCCTATCTGGTGGATGCCCACCTTCTGGTCAGTATTCCGCCCACCGGCACCGCCAAAACTATCCCGGTGACTGGTGCAGAGACACTTTCCGGTGCGACACCCACTTATCTCTCCATCTGCGGTGGTTCCCTTTATCTGACGCAGATTGGCGGAACGCAAACAAAAATCCTCATGTTCGAGCTGGTGTCGTTTACCGGCTCGGAGGCTTCCATTAAGATGACTGCGGTTCCGACCTACAGAAGCGGTTCTGTCACGCAGACCGCCAACCAATACACGATCCCGTATGTGGTAGATGTGGGCGGGACCAAGATGATGGCTCTCTTAATGACCGACTCCTATCTCTACTATGTCACTTGGAAGGCTGGCGAGTATTCCACCTCTGCTTCAATGCAGCAAGGATATTGCAGCGGTGCATCTGTCAACATGAGTAAGGTTTATTCTTCCAGACTTGCAGCAAAGTTTGGATTCTCTGTCAAAAATCAGAACGAAGCTCTCTATGCCTCTCGCTATTTGGGGGTACAAGATAATGGCAATTCCTACGGGGCGAAGTTCTGGTTCAGCATTGGATCGTTGTCCCAATCTCTGTATGGCTCCCCGGAAAGTGATGCCTATTATTCCTACACCAGTTTTGCAAATATGGCTGAAGCCATCGAAAAGGATGAACGGGGCAAGTACATCCAGAAGTTTTTTGGAGAAAACTACATCCCCCAGATGATCACACTCCCCTCCGGCGCCAATAACGAGTACCTCTACAATGTAGACCTCATTGACCGAAAGGTCACGCTGATGCACGGGAGGTACAACGGCGGGACGCTGCCGGAATGGAGGGAGCTGAATATCAAGCTGCCGTCCAGAGCGGTGCTGTTCACCGACTCCGTCTGCTATGTGGCGGAGCAGTCCATGTGGTTCATCTTCGTGGGGACCGGGCTGCTGTTCGGCTCCAAGCTGGCCACCAGCGGCTGGGGCTACATTGATACGATGGGCCTCCTTGGGCTGGTGGCGAAGTATGGCTGTATCACCTACCTTCCCGGCGAGAACGCACTGTATATCAGCGGACTCAATACCGCCGGTGTCCCTGTGGTGTGTAAGCTGCTGTTCGATGGGGCAATGGATTTCACCGGCGAGGGCGCTTGGCTCCCGGTGCTGGTCAAAGACGGTATTCCGGCCTACATCAAGGCCAAGACAACCGAATAACGGATGAAGGGCCGTCCGCCGCTTGGCGGATGGCCTTTTATGATACCAATTTTCAGAAATGGAGGGAATCTCAATGAAGGAATTCTGGAACACGATGCAAATGGTGTTCGCCGCTGTGGGCGGCTGGCTGGGCTACTTCCTGGGCGGCTGTGACGGTCTGCTCATCGCCCTGGTGGTGTTCGCCGTGGTGGACTACATCACCGGGGTCATGTGTGCCATCAGCGACAAGAAGCTGTCCAGTGAGGTGGGCTTTCGCGGTATCTGCCGGAAGGTACTCATTTTCTTCCTGGTGGGGGTGGCGAACATCCTGGACGTGCAGGTCATCGGCACCGGCAGCATTCTCCGCACCGCCATCATCTTCTTCTACCTGTCCAACGAGGGTGTGTCCCTGGTGGAGAACGCCGCCCACCTGGGTCTGCCCGTGCCGGAGAAATTGAAGGCTGTACTGGAACAGCTCCACGACCGGGCCGAGAAGGGTGGTGACGGGAAATGAAACTGGTAGAGTCCATCCTCACCAAAAATCCCTGTTACACCGCTGGGCGGAAGATCACGGTCAAGGGCCTCATGCTCCACTCCGTGGGCTGCCCCCAACCCAGCGCATTAGTGTTCGTCCGCAACTGGAACAAGGCCAGCTATGACCGGGCCTGTGTTCATGCGTTTATTGACGGCAATGATGGCACTGTGTACCAGTGCCTCCCCTGGATCCACCGGGGCTGGCACTGCGGGGCCAGCGGCAACAACACCCACATCGGTGTGGAGATGTGCGAACCGGCCTGCATCAAGTACACGGGCGGGGCCACCTTCACCTGCTCCGACAAGGCTACCGCCCAGGCTGTGGCCAAGCGCACCTACGAGGCGGCGGTGGAGCTGTTCGCCATGCTCTGCCGTAGGTTCTCCCTCGACCCGCTGGGGGATGGGGTAATCGTCAGCCACAAGGAGGGCTGCAAGCGGGGCATCGCCTCCAACCACGGCGACCCGGAACATCTCTGGACGCAGCTTGGGATGTCCTACACCATGGACACCTTCCGCAAGGCAGTCAAGGCCGCGATGGACGGTGGGGCCGCGGCTCCCATTGGTGCGTCCGGCACGAAGATCATGGGAACGCCAGTGGCAACCGCTGACCAGATGCGCACCTACATCAAGGCCAAAAATCCGAAGGTCGCCCAAAGTGTTCTGGATATGGTGCCGCTCTATCTCTCCGAAGGGGCAGCGGAGGGTGTGCGGGGCGACATCGCCTTTGCGCAGTCCTGTCTGGAAACCGGGAATTTCGGTTTAGCTGGCTCCGCCGTCACGCTGGACCAGAACAACTTCTGCGGCATGGGTGTCACCGCCAACGGCATGAAGGGTAATTCCTTCTCTACGCCCCAGCTCGGCATCCGGGCGCAGGTGCAGCACCTCAAAGCCTATGCCTCCACCGAACCGCTGAAAGGCGAGTGCATCGATCCCCGGTTCAAGTATGTGGCGCGGGGCTGCGCCGAGGTGGTGGAGTGGCTGGGCCAGAAGGAGAATCCCCAGGGCAAAGGCTGGGCCACCGGCGCGGGCTATGGGGAGAAGATCATCG